CTTATCGTCACGGAAAGTCTTGAATCTAGGGAATCGTAGGCTATATGACCCGTCTTGATTCTGAGTAACAGCATCAGCCATTACCACCGCAGTCTGACCAATAACACTTTCCTTGTCATCCCAGTATGATTGTCGTTCTACATCCGTATAACCACTACCAACATTGACTGTGATATGCTTACCGTCATCAATGCCCTCGCACACTAAAGCGCCCATGCGACCTTGATTCTTACCGGTACCTTCTTCAACACCGATTACGGTCAGGTCATAGTCATAAACAGGCTTAAACTTCAACCAATTTGTATTACGCTTACACTCATAAGACGCAGTTACATCCTTAATCATAATGCCTTCAAAGCCTAGATTAACCTGATCTTTAGCATAACGCATTAATTGATTTTTGCCTTCTACTGTGTCAAGATTTACCATTAAATGAGGCAACAGTTCAACATTGGGTAGTGTATCAATCACACTACGCAAAGATTCAAGTATGTCAATACGCTTGCCTAATGTAGCACTATAATAGCCACGCTTAAAGTCAGATATAGGAAGAATGTCAAAGATATTAAACACACTGTCACTAGCCTGTACATTTTCTTTGCGGCGTGCCTGACGCATTAGTTCTTGGAATGTGTTGCCAATCACTTCACCATCAAGTATAAACCCTTCATTGAAGAAACGCCCTTCATCAACCTTGTTTGCTCTATATGATAACTCTGTAAACGATTTAGCAATTTGTTCTTCAATGTGACTAAAGTTTTCAAAGACCTTGCCGTTACGACTAAAACAAATAGTTGTAGGTGTTCCATTATCATTTGGAAATGCCATAAGCAACACACGAACGCCGTCAAGTTTAGGTTCTAAACGTTTAGTGCCCTTCATCTCAGGACGCCCTTCACTGTTAGTTGCTAGTTGACAACCAAATACAGGAATCTCGTATTCAGTCTTTTTACAAATCTTGTTAATTGTTTTGTCACTAATACCCGCACGTAGGTCACGGCGAATAACTGGAGCGCAAAAGTTGTTCCATTCCACACTGTCAAAACGTTGACTCATTTTAACAATAGCATCTCGGGCAGCATTGCCCGTCAAGACCCTATACCGAAGGTAATCAAGCAATGCGATAAAATCTAGCCAAGGATTTTCAGCATTAGTAATACCTTCAGTATCAGGAACTTGCTTAACACCAAACGTTGTATAGGGATTATAACAAGATTTGGCTAATGTTAAAAAGTTGATAGCATTTGTACTACCAAGTTTAGCAGCAGTTAATGCCTCTCCAATAACAGATTCTTTGTGTAATCTGCTATCACTTTCGTTAAGTTTACTAATCCAATTAGCACTCATATACAAATTCCCTATTTGTCATTTCCCATTGTTTTTAGATTATCAAATAACATCAATTTTTGATAGGCTTCTAAAACACAACTGTATTCAGTCTCCATTTTTTTGATTACATTATATAAATTTTTAATCTGTCTTGTATCAAAATTTCGTAAAATATCTAATGTATCAAAAGCCGTTTTAAGATCAATTTCATTACCAATATTCAGTTCTACAGATGTATTAAAGAGGGTGTCATAAAGACCATTAAATCCTCTTAGTCTTGCGATTTCATCGCCATCGACAGTACATAACACCTTGTTGTTATCCATTTTCGCTACAATCTTCATTTTTGCAATTTCTCCCACATAACAATTTTTTCCAAACGATGCCAAGAGGCAAGTATATTAATCATAATCTAGGGCGTTGTAGTTATCGTCACTATCAATTTCAGTATAAGGGTCGCAATCAAACTCTGACGAACACATATAATCATATTCATCAAGTACCCATTCTAAAGGTACTTTTAAGTTACGCGCAATATTTTGAACATCAATGCCATCACTAATTTGATTTTGCATTTCTAACGCCAATTCTGCTAATTTAACCATTGCTATTCTCCGTATAAGTAGGACCATCTGTTACAAATACCATGCCTTCGCCTACAACACTGACATAGTGAGTTCCATTAAATTTAAAGTTCACACGCACACTGCCAATATCAACATCTAACTTTTTTTCGGGTATAAAATTAATAACAATGCCTTTAACCTTACGCTGCGTACTTTCACTTACAACAACGCAAGTATTATCATACTTGATATTATAAAGATTTCGTTTTTGTTTTTTCATTTAGTTAATCTCAAAGATAATGCTGTTGTAGCCTTGTTTAATTTTGTAATTACGTTGAATCGCATAATCCAAAACATTAAAGTATTCTTCGCTAAACTTATCAATGCTCATTGGCTTTTCAACTTTAACTGTAATAAAGTTTTGGCGATAATTTAAAAATACACGGCGTCGGAAAAACGCACTTGCCACTTTTTCATGAAATGCTAGCGCATTGCTAATTTGTTGATCAGTATATAACTGTCGATATTCAAGATTATGGTCTTCACAATCTTTACGTGCGTAAAACTTGCTAGTAGCACTTTTGCGCCATTTACCTTTAGTAACATTGACTTCATCGTCTAATACTAAATTAGTCATAACTATCTCCGTTTTCACAGTCTATAAGTATATTATAGACTAACTGGACAAAATAAGCAACAATTAAAATTTCAATAAAATCAATAACTTACAGAATGTTGGTGCCCCAGAGGGGACTTGAACCCCTAAAACTCGGCTTCTTAGACCGATACGTATGCCAATTCCGTCACCGGGGCAATATAAGATAGTGTACTGTATTTAACTTAATTTGTCAAGTAATTTGTTCACTACAAATTATCAAGCTATATAATATTATGTCTTTAGAAGAATATAAATTAATTAATAAACGAAATTGGGGATATTGGGATAATAACACTTTTGTCTATACAGAGAACAATGGAATATTTGCTAACTTTAGTGTGATTCTACTCGAACTATGTCATAGAGCAGATAACTTAATTGATAAAATAGATGCTGGGAGTAGTTTTAGCTTATACAAAGACACAGAAAACGATCTTGTTTTTAATGAACTAATAAAACCGTTTGATAGAAATATAGTTTTGGATATCGATTTAAAAAGTGTTTTTATATACCCACATGATACTAACCATTATAGAAAATTAGAAAACAATTTTCATTTATGGACTCCCTATGTGATGAAATACTTTCAACCCACTGACAGAGTTTTAGAAAGAGTTGACCAAATTACTAAAAAATATAAAATAGATTATGACAACACATTGGTTGTTCACAAAAGATCAACTGACAAGTGGACCGAAATTCCAACTATACCAAAAACTTCAGTATACATAAACAAAGGCAAAGAAATATTAGCTGAAAATAAAGACTTAAGAGTGTTGGCTCAAAGTGACGAACAAGGTATTATTTTTGAAATGTTAAATTCATTTAATAAAAATTGTTTTTTTATAAAAGATTTACCTACTGCTCGCGGTAAAATGCCATTACACTATGATAAGAGTATTCCAAATAGAGTGCAGTATGCTGTTGATTTTTTTGCCAGCATTTTAATAATTAGTAAATGCAAATACGTTGTAAGCCATCATGGTAATGGCGCATTTTGGACAGCACTCTATCGTGGAAATTTAAATAATTTCTATCACTTATAAATTAATGACCACGTAGTGATGGTATTTTCAATAGGTCAATTTTATCATTGATTACAACCACACATTGAGAAACACATTCATTGCAAATACAATGAATAGCATCTGGTCCTACTACTAATTGAAATACTTCATTTTGATTTTTACCACAAAATGTACAAGCTAAAACTTTATCATCGTTTGTTACATCAGTCATTATCGTCCTCTTCCTGTTTTACGAACATTTGGTTTTACAAATCCCTTAGTGGGTTTTGGACCTTTACCCTGTTTAAAATTGTTTGGGTTAAATCCCGTCTTCTGTGTTGGAATACCCTTATTGTTTTTGTCTGTCATAGATTTTCTCCTGTGCTATCAAATAATCTATTAATGTGCCACCATGTAAACCTATCATCATTGCAACTTTACCATCATACACTGTTACTTTTTCATTGCCTATATGAAATGGACAATTTAAAAAACGTCCCAACAATAATACAAATTTATTAAACCAATTATCGTGAAAATATTTTGTATTTAATATGGTGTTGTTATCTCTGTCAAAAATTGGATAACTATAACTTTCAATATACGCAATATCAAAATATTTTTTGCCTTCAAGTGTTAATCGTAGACTATCACCATGTCGTCCAGTTTCAAACCAACTGAATACCATTTTGTCTATTGTTTTGGGTGGACGTTGATCACTTGGCAGTTGATCAAATATTGCTGCTACTATTTGGTGTTTTAAAGTATTCTGGCTACTCATCAGGGTATACGCGCCTACCTGTCGTTAAGAAAACGACTGAAAACTTATCTGTCTTAAATAGCGCGTTAAGTTTTCTACATAGGTTTCGAGCATGACCTGGATTACTAAAACTAGTCTTTTTATATTTTGGCGCATTATCATTATTAAGATAATGACTACTTTTTAAATTAATAGGTTGATCGTCATAGTACACAGACCAAATACCGCTTGCCTCAACAATCTGTTCAGTTTTATACGTAGTTTTATCTACGTGTTCTAGTATGACTTTTGGCTGTGTTCTACTCATTTAAATGTGCCACCTGATATTTGTACTTTTACTACTTCCTCACGCTTTGAATTTTTAAGTTCATTTAATTCAATTAACAATTTACTAATTTCATCACGTAATAATCTAGCATCACTTATTGATAATACTACATCTTTACTACGTTTACCTTCTAAAAAAGATACTTTTTCTATGAAATTCTTTAATTGAATCATAAAGTATTTAGTTTAGCGATGGCCTTGTCTTCTGTTTTATATGGTCCATAATATGGGTAACGCTGTATAAAAATATACTTTGGACACAATTCTACACTTATTGTACCATTAATATTCATTACAAAGTACCCAGCAACACGTAAACATTTGCTTTTAGTGTCAGTTGTAAACAAATGTAACTTGCGTTTTACATCGTACATATAGTTGTACTTTTCTTCGGGCGTTGGCAAATCAATATAGGGTATTTCTACTTTGTTAGTAAATTTAATTGATTCAAACTTGATATTTGTTTTAGCTTTGATTTCATCAGTGTTATTGCACTGTAAAAAACTGCCATTTAACTTAACTTCATAGCCCGCACTATTGGCAACTACATTGCCAACTTTACGTTCACCATCGGTGACTACCCAATACTGATCTTGTATGATCGGTTTCGCAATCAAATCACTCATTATGTTCCTTTTTTAAATATTTGAATAAATCATTTTTATTTTTTGGAGTCCAATATTTACCCTTAGGTCCACATTTATCTTTTTCTCCTATAAATCTTTCTGCTCGTTCGTTATAACACTTTTCATAGTTTCTATTAGGTTTTTCAACAACTGTGCCAACTACAGGGCTATGTGTAACAACAGGGGTAGCATTAGTTCTTGTACATACATATTCAAAATCTTCATCTTTAGCAAAAAATAGTATGTTGCCAAACTTAGTCATAAAAGGAATTTTGCCGTACTTACAATCTTTACAAAAATATTTACTCATGTAATATACCTATATATGGAGAGTTTAACCATTTAGCAAACGTATCTGATTGTTCGCTAATTTTGTTTAATTCGTACTTGCCACAGAATCGCATAAAATGTACACCCACTTGAGGTACTGTGGTTGTGCGTACATCATTCTTAATTGTTTCATCAAACAACACCTTAAACTCGTCAGGTTGTGCGGTTAAATCAATTAACACACGATTACGTTCATAATCATCACGCACACGATGCTCAACACCATCGTGATCAGACCAACGCTGTAGCATCATATTGTTCCAATTGAAACCTTGCTTATGACGATCAGCATATGCCTCAATCAATCCAATTTTGTTTTTGCTACCTTTAGTACGTACACCTGGGTACGCACTGAATACGTTATCAGTGCTATCACCACGCATACACTTTTCAAATAGTAAAAATTGTGGGTCACCTAATAGTTTTGGCTCTTTTGTTTTCTTATCAACAATGAGTCGTCCTTTCTCATCGTGATAGCCTTCAAGTGTGATATATTGATTGCTTACACCATTATATTGTGTAACACGTTCATTAATCAATTGTACATAGTCAGTATCGCTACTGATAATAACATGTTCATCATCTGGGTGTAATGCTATGAATCGTGCGATCATATCATCAGCCTCACCATTTGGGTGACGCAACACACTAGTATTAGTTTTCTCACGCAAGTAATTGGTAAACATTTCATATGTTTCCCAAAACATCTTGTTTTCTTCAATCTCACTTTCAGTCATAGCACTTTCGTCAAGTTTACGATTAGCCTT